CTGTAGTCTGAGTAGGATAAGATTCTTGTATAGACATGTATTTTCTCCTTTAATTAGCCGCGATAGCTAACGCGAGCCTTTACGGTATAAGCAAGAGCCGTACCGCTTCCGGCTGCATAACTTGTTGTAGCGATGACTACTGTTCCGCCAGCCTTTAGGTTGACAAGGAAACTTCCACTATTTACAACGCCTGCGGCTCCAACTGAACCTACGTCCGCGAGTGTGTCTGTAACTGCTGTAGCTGAATCCAAATCTGTATATACTACTGTGATAGCAGGCAGCGTTGCTGCTGTTGGTGTGTTGGTTGACACTTCAAAAAGGTCAACATTATAAAGACCTGAAGTAGAAGCAGTGAATGTCAATACATTGGCATTGTTTGCTACCTGCGCCGATGCAATGACCTTTGAAATTACTCCGGTCAGAGGAACCCAACCATTACCTACACTCACAAACAGAGTGCCGTCTACTGTGTCAATCAAAACGTTAGGGGCGATTGATGACCCTCCCGAAGCGATTACACCCAGAGTGTTGGGATTGCCTTGTGATACTTGATTAAGCAAGCTCATTATTTCTCCTTGATTAACTAACGAGAGCACCCGTTAGTAGGTGTGAGACTTGCGTCTCAAGTAAAAAGGGAGCTTACAGGGCTCCCTTCTCATGTTGTTAATTCGATTAGCTGATTGCGCTTGCGGCGTCAATTTCGCGAATACGGATCGTAGTATCCGGGCCGAGGCTAGTCGTGAAATGTACACGATAGCTTGTCCAACCTGGGATCAACCCCTCGGGGTCTGCTACTGTCGGCTCGACGTTCTGCCGAATATTGCATTTGCAAGTTGTTGAATCTATTATATTTAATAGATTAGTTAGACGTTTCCGCTAACTTCTTATGGTTCATATGTTCGGTAATTTTAGCACATTTATGTACAAAATCAGACTGAGACTGTGTTCTCTTCATCCAATTGCATATTCTGCAACATGTAACACAGTTTTCTAATGTATATCCAATGGCGTTATCAACTCTATCTATACCATTGTAAACGTATGGAGTAGAGCATGTTATACCATCGTGAGCGTATTGAGGAACTTCGCCACAATAATAGCAATTTGAAGATGTTAATTTCTTAAAATCATCTATTGTTATCGAGTATTCTAATTTTCTCTTTGCGGCATTCCATTTGTAAACAGAATAAAGGTGGTTACAAGAACCTTCTCCATATGAAAGTTCGTTATTTTTATGGAGAATTTTAACAAGTTCTTTTGATTGTTCACGTTTAATGCAACCACAACTCTGTTTTTTACCTTCTCGCAGGGTTTTACCCGTCGCAACGCACTTGTTACCACAATCGCATTGACAAACCCAACGTGCTCTATTTTTCTCTGATTCTGTCGAAGCGACTATTACTAACTTTCCAAATCGCTTGCCAACCATGTTGGTCTTATTATGTGCTTCCATTTTTCCTTCTTCCCATAAGTTCGGACTATCGCACCACCCGAGTTTCCAAGGGTGTCTTTTCACTTAGTCTCTCACGCCGGATAACCTCGTTATCCTTGCGCCCTGTTAGCAGCTATAAGAACATTATAGCATATCTCAGCTTCCAAGTCAATAAGAAAAGATTTTTCCACTCTATCTTTCGATTAGAGGGACACCAAATTGATGTTCTGCCACTCACCGTCACCAAACCCTACGTCTCCCTGTGCACCCAGCTTGATGGAGAAGATACCATCTCTGCCGAAGATGTAGGTACGCAGCGCGGTCAGACCGGTTACGCCCTTGTAGTTAGGAGTTGCTGTGACCTGATTTGTCTGGAAGAAACGAACTCCGGTTGTAGGCAGTTCAATCATTTCAGTCAGATCAACAGAGATAAGGTCTTCCATACGAGCTAGACCTACTGGGGTGTGCTTCAAGATATCGATTGGTGAGTCATTGCTGTTGTCAGCAAGAACATCGCCAAGAGCGAAAGGATGGAGTACACCGACAAAGGTCTTGCTTGCTTCATCGAACGGACGAACTGAACGACCAGCAAGGCTCTGAACGGAGTTACGAATCTGGTTCAGACTTAGAGTTGTGAAGCTTGTTAGAGATGTTGCACCAAGAGCAAGCAATACGCTCGAATCAACAGCGTTTGCACCGTCAGCAGTTGCACGGACAAGACCGCTTAGAGATTCACCAAGACGATATGCAAGCTCACGCGCTACGTTCTCTA